CCTTTGCAGAAAATTTTTATGTCGGACATGGCGCTGTTGAACCAGCGCTATGCGTGTTTGTGGACTAAGGAGCAGATTGATGGATGGATTAGTTAATATCGTAGGGGCCACCTTTGTAGGCGACAGCGTTGAAGACGCCGCGCCGTCTGGCGGCGTGTTGTACCCGCCTTACGAAGCGCGGCCTGCAAACGACAACAACCCAAACGGGTGGTGGTTTGTGGCCAACAATGCGTTCAACACGCTGTCGTTCAAGTCGAAACGCGGCGCTAAATTTACAGACAAAGAAACGGCTTTGGCAATCGTTGAGAAATGGAACTCATTGCCCAAGGGTACAAAGTTTGAGATACCGCCTGACCCGTATGTGGCGCCTGTCACTACACGCATGACCGACGAAGAGATGATTGCGTACATCCGCAGCCGACGCTATAACTGGGAGACTAAGCGGTGGAGCTAAGACCTTACCAAGAGCAGGCCGCTGACTTCTTGTACGAGCACGACCGCGCCATGGTGTTAGCGCCAGTGGGTGCTGGCAAAACAGCAATCACGCTCACTGCCATGGACGCCATGATCAAAGATGGCCACGTCAAGCGCTGGTTGGTGGTTGCACCCAAGCGCGTCTGTACCGACGTGTGGCCGGTCGAAGCGCTCAAGTGGAGCAAGCACTTGAAGCTGGCCATCGCGGTGGGCACGCCCAAGCAGCGCAACGATGCGTTCAACAGCGACGCCAATGTTATTGTGATTAACTACGACAACCTGCAATGGTTGGCTGATGTGTGTGGCGTAACAGATGACTGTCTGTTGGTGGACGGCTTGGTGTTCGATGAGCTAACCAAACTGAAGAACCCATCAGGCGCGCGCTTCAAAGCGTTTGACAAGATCATCAAAGACGTGCCGATTCGCTGGGGCTTGACCGGCAGCTTCACCAGCAACGGCTTGGAAGATGTGTTTGGCCAGTGCAAGATCGTTGACCAGACGTTGCTGGGCCGCGCCAAGGGCGCGTTCATGCAGCAGTATTTCGTGCTGATCAACAAGGAGTTTGGTGAGTGGGCACCACGGGTTGGCTCACTGGCCAAGGTCATGGACAAGATCAAGCCTGCAACCTACGTTTTGGAACCAGGCGAGTACAAGGACAAACTGCCCCCGCTGCACGTCGTCGAGGTGCGCTGCGACCTGAGCGACCGCAAGCCCTACGAGAAGATGAAGGCCGACTTCGTGGTCGAGTTCCCTGACGCCAAGGCGATTGCGGCTAACGGGGGTGTGGTGACCGGCAAGCTACAACAAATGGCCAGCGGGTTTGTTTACGACACACGAAAGCAAGCCTCCGAAACACCCGGCAAGTTCATTGTCACACAGACGCCGGTGTGGTTTAGCCCGCACAAATTTGATCGCTTGGAGGAGTTGCTTGATGAGAACCAACACGCAAATACCATCATTGTTTACCAGTACCAAGAAGAGCTCGCCGAGCTCAAGCGCCGGTTCAACCCCACGACTCTTGACGACGACCGAGCCATCGAGCGATGGAATGCTGGACAAGTCAGGCTATTGGCCGTCCATCCAAAGTCAGCCGGGCACGGGCTCAACCTCCAGTTTGGGGGGTGTCACATGGTGTTTCTGTCCCTGCCGTGGAGTCTGGAGTTGTACGAACAGACCATTGGTCGTTTGCACCGCTCAGGCCAAGCACACGCTGTGTGGTGCTACGTGATGCTGACCAACAAAACGATTGACGAGAAAATTTTTGCCGCCTTGCATGACAAGCGGGCGGTGTCGGATATTGCAATGGAGGAACTTAAATGACCAGACTAGACCTGTGGAAAGCGCAACTCAAAGCGGCGCGATCCATACTGAAAATTCACCGCAAGGACGCCAACGCCGCTACGCGCACGTTACAGCACCACATTGACTTGATAGCTAAACTGGAGACAAAAATTGGAAATCACTTGGCGAAAACTAAACGCTGAACTTAAGACCTTGGATGAAGCCAAGGTTCTGGAGATGCTGACCCATGAACGTGAGTCAGCCAAACGAGTGTCTGTGCTGGAGCGATTGCACCAGCGCTACACGGCCTTGCGGGCATCCCGCGAGCGTATTGAAATACTACAGGAGGCAAGACGACCATGAGCGATTGGACACCACCCCCAGGCACCAAGATCACCCGACCTTGGATTAACGCCGACGACCCGCGCTACAAGTGGACAACCGGCGCTGACGTGCAGAAGACTTGGCGCAAGCAAGGCTGGGTGCCGCCCAGCGCGACCCTGCCCCCGCCCCCGCCTGAGAAGGTTATTGAACCACTGCGCCGAGTGAGGTAAGCCATGCCAGCATTTGACACATGGAGTCAGGAGAACCTGGCCAAGTTTGCCGCAGAGGCTTACGCCAAGATGCAAGAGCAAGACGATCGCATCCAGCAGTTGCAAAACGATTTGAAGACCGCCATTAACGCATATAGGGAGATTTTGAAATGACTGACAAAGAAGCAATGAAGCTGGCGCTTGACTGGTTTAAGTGCTATGCAGATGGATCAATGTCGCGCAACAACGCTGAGGCATTGGCAGATGAGGTGGTTGAAGCCCTCAAAGAACGATTGGCAGACCCCATGCGTGAGGTTCAGAGGCTTGGGCAAGAGATTGAGCAAGAGCCTATATGCCCCAAATGCAAAGCAAAGGTGCTTTATGAATGTGTTGCTTGCAGTAGCAACAACTACCCACCACCACAGCGCACAGAGCAAGAGCCTGTGGAGTTACCTTGTTGCGGATACACAGATGCAAGTGCAGTGAAGTGGAATCCGTTTAACGGCGTTGTGCAATGCCACAACTGTGGGCAGTGCTATACCACCCCACCACAGCGCACAGAGCCTGTAAGTGATGACATTGCATCCATCCTTGCGTGTCGAGATATGCTAGACGCACAACCAGTGCCGCCTCGCACATGGCTTGTTGATGCAGTCAAGAATGCCACCACCCCACCACAGCGCATAGAGGAGAAGAACACATGAGTTACATTGTGGCATCGTTGCCACCCATCAAATGCTTTGTAAAGCGTGAGTTCTTGTACAACGACCACAAAGGTCACGGCGAGCTTGAGCCTGCAATCTGGGTCAGTCTGAAAGCCTTGCGGGGCCAAGTGTTCCGTATTGAGTCCCTGTTGCCCGCATACGGCGCGCTGTACGATAAGCTGCCCATTCACGCCTACGTGTGGAAGGAAGACCATGGCAACCTTCCAATCGACACGCTCCAATTGTGGGACTGCATGGGGTATCGGTTCACAGTCATCGAGAAGATCGGCTTGCGTAACCTGGGCGTTAAATTCTTGGGCAAAGACAAGCAATGGCACTTTGGGCGGTACTTGTTCACCGTGGACTTCTGCGCTGATGGTATGGACTTGGACACGGGCTTTACCGAGCAGGCCGAAGAGCACAAGAGCTTCAACTGGATTCAGTTGGACAACGGCCAGTTTGCCTGCCAGCCTAACAACCGATGCCTGTGGTATGACCAGAGCCTAATACCCGTTGAGACAAAGTTTCCTGACTTCCAAGCGGCGCAGCGTCTGTGGACGGTGGACGGCACACGCAAGTGGTCAGCAGGCGACGATTGGTTTTACGACATTAAGGAGAAGAGCACATGATAGAAACCATACTCACCATATTTGCAGTTGGGTTCCTTGGCATTGCGCTGGCCATCGGCGGCGTTTGCGTCATGGTCTGGTTAGCGCTCAATGAAGACTAGAGGCGGTGCCAGGCCGGGCAGCGGGCGCAAGCCCACGCCCATCAGCGAGTCTAGGGCCATAACGCTGTGGAACGAAGGCGTCAGCAAGAAGGAAATCGCCAAGCGCTTTGGCGTGGACTATGCGGTGATCTTGTATTTTTTTAGGAAAAAGTTCAGGACATGAACAGCGCGGCTTCGTCCTTGCGGCGGTTTTCAAGCCCTCTGAGCACTTTGCCACCGGCCTTGCAGTACTGCAACAGCGACGCTATGGCCGCGTTGTTTTCCCCGCGAAGAACCTTCTGACGGAAGGTGCTGCGCTGTAGCGTTCCCAGACCAACGTTAAAAGCAAAGCTGACGCAAGCGTCGTATTGGCCTTGGGTAAGAGCCACGGGAATAAGCTGGGCCACGCCGCGCTCAAAGCGTTGGAGATCGGCTCTAAGAATTCCATCTACTTCGTCCTTTGAAAACGTGCGATTGTCTTCTGGGCGAAGCGGGTAAGCGCCTCTTTGATCGATTGGAATTTTTGCTTGATCTGGGTAAAGAACATGACCTACTCCTATTGTCCAAAGCTGTGCTGGGCACCGATACGGCTTGTACCGAATGCCCTCATGGTGCTGGATCATCTTGATCGCATCAGCGCTGACGTTCATTTCGACTTAAACGCTTGGCCACCAAACCAGAACGACACAATGCAAGCCCAAATGATCTGGGTTTCATCGTCCCACAGGTGATTGAGCGCCACATCAAAGGCAACGTCTGTATGCCAAGCATAATAAAAACCAAAAATCTCAACAAACATAAACATGGCAAACATGCCGTAGGTGATGACGCTGCGCGTTGCCGCACGCATGTTGGTCACCCAGATGCTGGCGCCTTGGCCCAGCGCGATGTCGTGCGCATACAGGGCTTGGCGCTCTTGCATGGCCGTCTGGTTGTTGGTGACCTCGGCGTTGATCTGAATCTGCTCAGTCTGGATATGCTCAATGCGCTCCTGGGCCTCTAGGCCAGCTTTCTTCAAGGTCAGCTCGCGCTCGGTTTGCATGGCGGCCAGCGCCAACTCATGCTTCTTATCGGCGCGGTCTTGGAATAGCTCAAGGATTTTGGGCAAGCCGCCCATGAGGAAACTGATTAGGCTGGAAAACAGGGTCAGCATGTTTAACCTTTTAATTCAAAACTGAGGTTGGTATGGCGCGGGTACTGCACAACGCGCTCGCCCTCGGGGCATTTGTATTTGATGGTTGCCAGCAAGGTTGCCTTGCCTTCAGCAATCTTCTCTTTTCTCACCATGGTGAGTTGGTACGTAAACGTGTCGATCTCTGGGCCTGCTGGGCCGCTGAATCGGCTGGCGGTGGTGGTGGCTTCATGCACCATCCCCGCTGCGTCCCGAATGCTTGGCGTAAAACTTTCAACAGAACAATCATCCCGTTTTTTTATTCGTGCAACGGTGACGTTGATGGGCTGGCCAGCTTCTGCCACGATCTTGAAATGCTCTGGTGACCATTCAAGAATGGCCCTATCAAACCAACCAAACTTGTCGGCCAGCGTGTAACTGCCGCCCAGTGCGGCAACGCTTGCGGCGACCGCGCCAATGGCTTTGGTGAGGTCAATCATTTGTCGGCCTTGTTGTCGAGCTTGTCAAAAATCTTGCCCAGCATGTCGCGGATGTCGCGGATGTCGGCCTTGTAGTCGTCTTTGCTTATGTAGTTATGCGGCATGTTGCGCACGTCGCCGTCCAGCCGGTCGATGGCAATGTAGATGCGGTTGAGCGTCCACCCGCCGAAGAACCCGGCAATTGCCACGGCGATGTTGAAGAGTATTTGGTAGTCCATCATTTGCCTGTTGATCCGACACCGCGAATTTCCACGCGAAATGGTTCGTTTAATGCGTTTTGGTTTTCTTGCGTTGGGGCCAAGGCGTTTTGTACTTGTGTGTAGACATTCAATTTGGCCGGGCTCAATTGGTTATGCGACTGCCCTAGCGCCCGCAGCACGTCTAAACGCTCAGATGCAGGCACTTTGCTCATAAGGTCTTCAAAGCTCTTGGCTGATTGAAATCCCTTTTCCAATTCTTTCATCACGTTGGCGCTCATCTTGTCTTTGAGGATGTCAAGCATCTGATTGGTCAATGTGACCTTGACATCCAAAAAGCTGGGCAAGCGAAACTTAGATTGGTTAGCCTCCAAGATTATCTTCATGGCATCTGCGCCGGTCTGAGTCTGACGCACAACTTCAGCGTTGCGTTTTAATTCGGATTCAACGCCTTTAACCACGTTCATTTGTTGTGGTGACAACACTTGGCTAAGATCATCATACCGAGCTGCGCCGGTAGATTTTTTGAGCAACGCTGATTCACCACGGCCTAACGCGGTCATAAATGGGCCAGCTCGTTCGCCCACGCCAAGCGGCTGCTCAAGAACATCTTGCATTGCGCCCAAGACTTTGGCTTGGTTAACTGGTGGCGATGCAGCGGCAAACACTTGTTGCGCCTTTTGATACCCCGGCAACGCTTGTTCAATTGTGTTTTTGACGCCGATTAAATTTTTGACAATAAACTTATTGTCTTTGGATGCAATCAAATCTTTTAAGTTGTCTAAAACTGAAGATACTTGCTGCGCATCAGCACTGCTTTCCAAACCAGTTTTTATTTGGTTCAGCGCAGACACCAACTTTGCGTTGCCTGGATTGGCGGCAAGCAGCGTATCAATCTGTTGCGTCAAAGGCGCAACGTTGATTGCCACACCTGGTTGCGTAGCCGCCGTGTACAACGGCCCACTTACGTTTGCTCGCATTGCCTCTGCGGTTTGCAAATCAGGCGTGGCGGCTCGCAAACGCGCCATACGATCTGCCTCTTGCGCGGTTTCTACGGCCAACGCACGCCCAGGTGCAGTTTTAGCTTGAACAGACTCACCAAGATATTGCACTTGCGGTGAAGTCACATCTGCCAATGCTTGACGCACAGTCATGCCTGGCGGCGCAGCGGCCAACGCATTTCGAGCGGCGGCTAGGTTTTGTGGCGTTCTGCCTTCTTCAGTCAGCGCATTGCGAACGATGTTGCCCGCGCGCGCCGCAGCGCGTTGCCCGCCCAAAGCATCGATTACGTTACCCGCGCCTTTAGCGCCTAACGCTAATCCATACCCCGCCGCCGTAGTAACGGGTGCCAAGGGATTGGTATACGTGCCTATGGTGGCCAAAGGCGCGGCGATTCTTTCCGCAATAGGTGCAGCACCCGCAACTGTTTGCGCTACCGATGGAGCCACGCGACTTAACGCGCCTGCGGTTACGCGAGGCGCGGCTTTAATCAAACCTGCGGCACCGGTTAACAAAGATGATAGATCGGACGCTGCGCCCACGGGGTCAGTCGCCAACGTGTTTTTTAGCCCGTCTATGCTGCCATACCGTTCTTTAAACATACCGCCAACGGCGTTTGCAGTTTCAATTGCACGTTTGGCTGCGTCAGGATTGGTGTCTATCTGATTGACCAAATCAACAACACTTTTAGGCAATACGTTTTGCAAAGCGCCTGCGCCAATGTCAAGGATGCCTGTTGCAGTTTGTACTGGGTTGGTAATAGCGGTCACCAAACCTTTGTAAAAATTTACCGCGCTTGGCCCAATGTTAGCTAACGCTTCGCCGGGCACGTCAGACCAAGCGCGGCGTGGGCCGGGCATGCCACCACCACCACCAGATTCCATTTGAAACCCTGGCGGCAATTTCATGCCGGCAGGTTGTTGCGGCGGCGCGGCTTGCTCAAGTTTAAATCCAGGTGGTAACGCCATTATTTAGCTCCTGCTGGTTTCCATGTGTTGCCGCCATCAGTAGACTGAATACGAGCGCCGGTCGTAGGGTTCACCGCAAATATTGCGCCAGATGATAGCGGCGGCACGTCGGGCGCGGCTTTAATTCCTAAGCCCTCCGTTGCCGATTTAGGTATTTCTTTAAATCGGCGGTTCCAATTCTCTACGCTACGAGTTGCAACTCGATGCTGTATCGTAGCTAACTCAGTAAGGGTTTGTGGGGTATACGTAATTGCGCCGCCTGCAATCCCTTGCAAGAATTTAAGATCTTTATCTGTAAATCCTTGGCCGGTACCTAAACCTGCGCCTTTAATTGCATCAAGCGTGCTCTGGCCTGTAGCAGCGATAAGCGCTTCAGTGTTGGCAATTTTTTCGTCGTTGCTTGCGCCTACAACATTCAAAGCACGTGCAATATTCAACTTGACATCTGCAATAGGCCCAGTAAATAGATTGCCTTGGCTAACCAAATTAATAATTCGATTTGCACTTTCAGCCAATTGAGGTGCCTTTTCTGCCGCGCCTAATTTATTGCTATCGCTGTCTGCAATTTTGCCGGCAAATTGTTCACCGTATTTTTTTTCTGTACTAACGGTGACACTTGTTTTAGGCGTTGAGATAGCCTTAAAGTCGGCAAACGAGCCTCTGTAATTGCCACCTTCAGGTGTTTTTGCAAACTCAAAATTTTTCCTCAAATCGGTTTGAGTTGGCGGCGCTTGTTTTAGCGCCGTATATTGTTTAAACCCTTCGGGCGTAAGGGGAAGACCTAACCCCTGCATTTCTCTTTGTGTGTCTGTTTGTCTAGACGCCAAAGCAATTCTTGCGTCCAAAGCGCGGGCCATTTCAGGCTTACCCATAGCTATGAATGCGTTTTGTTGGGCAAGCAAAGTATTTACATCTAACCCGCCCGGCACAGTAGCGGCAGGAGCCGCAGCAGGCGCAGCCAAAGCATTTGCAGCCGGCGCAGGCGCGGGAGCAGGTGCAAGTTGATTGACACGGGGCTCAGGGGCCATACCAAACGTACCCGAACCTAACGCGCCAGCTTGCATGGTTGGAGCTAATGCATTGGTTACGGGGGCAGCGGAAGCCGGTGCAGCAGTTGGAGTCTGGCCCATACCCATAATTTTTGCAACTTGATCGCGCTCATCCAACTTCTGACGCAAGCTAACACCAAACTCAATAAACTTGGGGTTGCCGGAATTAAGATAAGCATTAGCGATTTGGCGTATGTCTGCCGGGCCGCCATTCTCTACGGCCTTGGCTTGAATTTGCTTGAGCGTTTCGTCATCACGGCGCATCTGATCAAGCTGCATTTGGCTAACTTGATTTTGATTTTGCATTGATTGAATTTGCGCAACTTGGGCATACTGGGCCAATGGGTTGGCCACTTCAATGCCTTTAACGCCCAGTGCAATGGAAGGATTGAGTGCCATGATTAATATCCTCCACCGGGCTGCATAGGTACGTCGTAATACCCATAGCCAGCCGAAGCAGGCCCGCTACCGATTGCGTTGTATTGATTCATAAAATTACCGCCGCCGCTACCACGGGCGTTAAGCGCGTTAACCAAGTTGTTGCCTTGGTTGTAGTTCAAATAGGTGCTCAAGCCGCCGGTCAAAGCATTGGCCGCACCGACTTGACCTGCTGCGCTTGCGGCTGCGCCTGATGTCATCAGGTTGCCCATGTTAGTAGCTGCGTTTTGCCCGGCAGCGCCAATTTGACCCGTGGCCGTCTGACCAATGCCTGCAAGAGCCGCCAAACGGTTGTAGCCTGTGGCCTCACGCGCCACATCGGCGTTGTAGCCCGTCAGCGCCCGGTTGTAGGCGTTTTGGTACTCTTGGCTACCTAAGTCTTGGCCGAACCGTTGCGCGGCCTTCAACGCCCCGCCAGAGATCAAACCGCCTCTAGCGGCGGCGCTTCGATCCAGCGCCTTCTGGCCTTCCGACAATCGAAACGCATAGCCTGGGTCTTGACCCAAATTAACTTGACCAGTAAACGCTCCCGGCATCATGTTGCGTTGCGCTTCAAGTTGGGGTAGCGCGCGAACGCCAGCTTGGCGAAACGGTTCTTGCAACGCCGCTTGTTCTCTGAACATTTGCAATTGCGCATCAGACGCGCGGCTGGCAGCGTCTGCCTGAGTGCTGGCCGCGCTGCGCGACGCGCTGCTGCCCAATAGTGCGCCACCAAAAATTGCGGCGGGGATCATCCAAGCCATATCAAACTCCTTCGCTTAAAAGCTGTGCAATCTTATGCACTTGCCGATTATCCACAGGTGCGATGATTACGTCATCAATCTCATCTTCGTCGGTGCAATCAGTTGCGTGAATGCAGTACCAAACAACGTCTGTCAAAGAGCGGATGCCGTGGTGTTTGCCGGCCTTAACGGTTATGCACGCCGGGGCGTGCATCACGGTAGAGTCACCATCAACAATCAATTCAACTGAGCCTTTAGCCAGCACCGACAAATGGTCAAACTTGTGCGTGTGCTGAACCAACCATTTATCGGCGGGAATAAATGTTTCCTTGGCGTAAACGCCGCCACCAAAATGATGCTGGATGTCAGGCTCAATAAACTTCATTAAGTCACCTCACGGCCACTGACGCGCATGTTGATAGCTGTGGCAGTGCCTGCAATGGTGCTGATAAAGTCGCCCACACCCAGCACCTGGCCCACCAACTCGGGGAAAGTATAGACCTCAGACGCTTGAAGCGTCTTAGTCTTGGTGATCAAGTTGGCGTTGCCGGCAGACCCGGACACCGTGACCAAGTTAACGCTGATGGTTGCGGCGCTGCCGCTGTAGTTAGTTGCGGTGAATTTGTCGATGATAGCTGTGACGCCAGTAGCGGTGTACTGGGTGGTTTGACTGTTCTCGACGTTTTTGGCCGGGACAAGGACTTTGACGGTGACTGTCATGGGTTACTCCAGTAAAAGGCAATTGTTAGCGGCAGCTTGCATGATGACCCAATTGGTGCCGTCAGACACCATTGTCGCCCAATTGCCTGCAACTGCCAAGAGGATCGCGGTGCCCGCTGCCCCGCCAGCTTGGGGGACGACGTTGCTGGACGCTGACACCAACGTCTGGGCTTGATAGTTTTGGAAGGTCAAATACCCACCAGGGAATGTGGATGCAGTTGGCAACGTCACCGTACAGGTCGAGCCCGACTTATTGTTGATGTACCAGTTGCTGGTGCCCACTGTAAAGTCTGCCGTTACAGTCACTGGCACGGTTGACAGCGCGGCAATAGATGCGTTGATTGCGCCGATGTCAAGAATGGGTTGCGCTTGCAATCCTTCAATCTGCTTTTGCATCTCAGCCATCTGAGACACCAAGGCCGAACAACAGTCAGCCAATACGTCAGGAAACGGTAAGGTAACAACGGGAGGCAGCGTTTGCAATTCCTGATTGACCAAGCGAAGCGCTGCGTCGTAGGACGCAATCAAGGATATTGAGTCAGGGCCAAGGCCAGAATCGTCAACAACCGCCGTGGCAATGTCGTTAAGCGACAAAAAAAACAGATACCACGCCCGGTCAATCAACCCGGTACGCGGATCAATCAACGGCACCCTGGGGGGTGTGATGGGCGTCGGGTTTGCGTTTGGGCTAGGCATTGGTTGGGCTGATAATCAACTCGGCCCCCATGATGGCCACTTTGACCGGATCAGTCATGGACAGCTCATAGACGCGATCCCGCAGCTTGACTGTCATGCCCAGCCGCCGCCAAAACGTCCGGTGGCCATACGCGCCAATTCTGCCAAGTGGTGACCAATGCTCATTTGACCAAGTGTGCCCGCCATCATCCGACCAACGCAACATGGCTTCGGGGTATGAGCCTTGACCAGTATTTAAGCCTACGCCTGTTTCACAGTCTAATTGCAAACTGTGATGCGCCGTGCGCTTGAGGTTGTTTTGACCCGTGGGCAGCGCCCGCCAAGTGCGCAACCACTTTTGAATCTCGCCATTGTCGGCGTACACGTCAAGGTCAAAGGCGTATATGTTGCCGTTTTCAAAATCGCCAACAACAATTTCATTGTTGAACGCCATTTGGCAGTTGCTGCGGTGCCGGGTAAACGCGCCTTCAGCAAAGCCCGCCCGCTCATGCCAGGCTTGGGTGGCGGCGTCGTACACCCAAGTGGTGTTGGCCGTGGGGAAGATCAGCACATAAAAGCTGTGGCCATCCTGTTGATAAGTGTACGCAATAGCGTCCGACATGTCGGTGTACTGCTGGATTTGCCACTCAACTGCATGGGTTGAGATGCGTTGGCCTTGGTACCCGTTGGCCCGGTAAACGATACCTTGGCCCCGGCGATCCCGGCCTAGCCAGAACAGGCCGTTATCCATCTTGGCGATGGAGTAGGGGGCTGCGCAACCAAGTTCGTTGAACGCGCCTTGGATGCGTTGCAAGGGGAAGTCTGTGGCGCCTGAGTCGTACCAGACCTCAATAGAGTTTGTGCCAAAGGCCCAAACCTCGCGGAAGTTGGACACCACGGCCAGCAAGCCGTCAGGCGACCCTTCAGTGCTGGCAAACTCAAGCGGGTCAATGGACGTGCCGTCCAAAAGGGTGGTCACCCACATCTTTTGGCTATTGGGTTCGTTGAATACGAAATAGCCGTCCAGATAGCACACAGTCACCGCGCCGGGAAAGTCAGGGTCTGTGATCTGGCCAAAAACGTTGGTGGTGTTGTTGTAGATGTAGCTGGGGCCGTCGGCTGCAATGAACAGTTGCGTGCCGTTGTCGGCCATGCTGACCGGCCCAGTGCCTGCCACAGTGCCAATCAGCGTGGCCGCGTAAGCGTTGTCGATCTTGTAGAGTTGGGTGCCTGACACCACAAAGCCCTCGCCATCGTTGGGTGAGAATGCCCACAGGCCACGAACCGGGCCAGTGCCCACCGTTGACAAAAGCGTCAAGCCTGGGCAGCGCTGCAAGAACGCAGGCTCTTTGCCGCCTTCGGGAATAACCTCTGGAAACAGATTAACCATGCGGGCATTCGCAGCGTTGATGCTGCGGGTCACATAGGTCGAGCCAAGAATAGGCGTTTTCATCAGTAATTGCCGGCGTAGATGTTAAAGCGCTGGCGAGTCGCAATCAACGAATACGGCATAGACATGATGTCATCAGGGTTGTTGATGCGCTTCAAGTTGCGCTTGCTGGTCATGGCGATGCGCTGCACTTGCGGGCTGGGCTCAACGCCAAACTCAGGCGCAAACTCCATGGCCAAGTTGTACACGAAAGCCCGTAGATACCCAGGCGGAAACAAAATGTTGGTCGCCAAATTGGCAGGCTGACTGAGCTCTTGCACGCTGACAAAGTGGAACTCAAGCAGGCGTGTGGGGCGCGGGTAGATGTTGATCGTAACGTCTGGGTAGGTCATGTTGACAAACATCACCTGGGGGAAGGTCGAGGTCACAGTCTTGACCGCAATGCCGTTGTATTGCTGCTGATTGATCAGCTTGAGGCCATACGACACTCCAGTGCCGGGGTCTTTGAAATAGGTGGCGTCGTCTACCAAAACAGGCCGCACGGCAGTGCCGTTTAGGCGCACTAGGGAGCCAGTGGGGCCAAGGGTTTCTTCAATGGAACCGACCGGCCAGTTGACAATTTGGTCGATGGTGCAAAAGACAGACAGACGCTCGGTGTTCCAAGAGTCGATCATCTGGTTGAGCGCCATCAAGGCGTCTTCAGACACTGATGCCGCTGGCGTTTCGCCTTCAGCCAGCACGCCCAGCAGCCGCAGCGCCCGGTTGATCTGATCGGCAGCAGAGTAGGTGGCCATCTTTACGCTCCTAGTTCGACCGCCTCAACAGCCGGGCGGCCACGTCTACGTTTTACTTCCTGTGGAGCCGCCTCTTCAACAACATCAGGCGTGTCAAGAGTATATCGTGTCCAGCCATTTCTTTCATCGTTCTCGGCTTCAAGTTCCATCGATGCAATCTTTGCGCCGTGGACGGGGTGAGACATGTAAATGATAGGCATTATTCTTCCGTGGGTGTTGGTTCTGGCTCATCCAGTCTACGAGCAAGCATTTGATAGGCGTTCAAAACCGCTTGAGCTTGAGTCAGAAAAACTTGCGCTTTTCCAATCTCTTGCTCAAGCGATTGAATTTCCTCAGTGAGAAATTCTTTGGTGATTACCATTAGGCAATTGAACTGACCATGATGTAGTAGGTCGTGCCGCCGCTAACCACGGGGATGGTATGGCTGACCACTGGTGAACCGACCTTAGCGCGGAACACGCCAGTTGCACTGACCGCAGGCATCAGAGCAAAGTTACCCACCTCGCCCGTGCCCGAGTTGGTCACGCGCAAGAAGGATGCATTGCTCCAGGTGCCGCCAGAGGCGAAGTCAGAGTCCAGTTGCAAAGCCGCCAAGGTGCCGCCGGGGTTGGTAGACGTGCCACCAATAGTTGCACGAATGGCGTTGGCCGCGCCGCTGATGGTGCCGCCAGTGTTGACCGAAGTGCTGACGTGTGCGCCGTTGATTGTGCCGCCTGTAGCGCCGTTAGCGCCAGTTACGCGGGTCAAGAAACGGGCAGTTTCACCAGAGCCAGTCGAAGTAAAGGTCAGCCGGTTAAAGTTCAAGCGAGTGTCGCCCGACGTTGCCGAAGTGGTGGCATACGCGCCGTTGAGGACACCAGCAGAAGTGATCGCAATCGGATCGTTAGCTGCGCCAACTTGGAACGAATCCAGTTGGGGATCGGCGTATGCAACGCCAATGGGTTTGTTATTTGCCATGATTAAATTCCTTTATCAGTTCCAAAAGGGGGAAATGGGGGCAAACGCCCCCATTAGGTTTAGGCCATTTTGTACACAGTGTACGCAGCGTCGCCGGTCTTAAGGAACCGGAACATTGCGCTAGTTGTGATCGCCAGCGCAACGAAAGCGTTGCCGCCGTCGGTGATGCCGGTAGCGGTTGCCAGTGCTGCGGTGCCCGAACTGGTGCCGATGTTAACCAGCGACAGATCAAACGTGCTGCCAACGGTGGCGTTGGGCACGGCGGCGTCAATCAACGCTGCGGTGGGCAAAGTGTAGACGGCGGGAGCACCAGAACCGGGGTTTGCAACCAACATCTGGTTGACCACTTGAGCGGCGGTCAAAGTTGCGGTTGTAGTTGCGGTTTGCGGTGCAGCCATTGCACTCATAAGGGTTTCTTGACGGTTGCCAGCACCGACTTGATAACCACCTGCGCCATTAGGTAAAGCCATGATAATTTCCTTTAAAAAAGTTACAACGAAAGGGGCCGAAGCCCCGTTTCAGATCAACCCCAAATGCGGCAGGCCATCTGAGGACGAATGGTGGAGAAGCCATACAACACGTCGATACGGCAAGGCATACGGTCGTTGTTGATGTCGTACTGGCGAACCACACGCAAGCTGATGCCATTGTGGACGGCACGCGCGGCCATATCGACCCCCTGCGGCAGCAAGAGATCAGCCGTCGCAAACGTGATGGCGTCCTTGTGGTAGACCAAGTTCTGGGGGTACTGAGTTGAAGCAGCGCCCACAAACACCACGGCCTTAGCGTTAGCTGGCAAAGTCAGCATGGTAGCCAAGGCATGGTTGGCCGAGTACATCGGAGCCACGGTCACAGTAGCAGTGGTGCTGGTGGTCGAAGACGCCAAAGCCACAAACTGGAACAACGAACCAGTGGATTCACGGGTTTGTGGGTTCACAGCGAAGCAGTCAGCAATCGTGAACACGTCACCAACGGTGATGGTTTCACTAGCGCCAACAGTTAACGTCAAGGTAGACGCGCCTTCAGCGGTCACAGCGGCAGCAGTGACGGTGCCGGTAGCGGCGCGGGTGCCCGTGGTGTGCTGCTTGATCGACTGAGACATGTTGA